AAGGTCGAGTTGGTCATCTGCGTCGCTCCGTGTTCGTGAAGCGACTACCGCTCTTATCGCGACGACTATCCAGTCAATTCGACGGAAATCTGCGACTTTCTACTTTCTGACCCCCGGTCGCTAACTCGCGGTTGCGTAAAGTTTGGGCCAAGCGCGGTGTCCCCCGGCGAGGGGCCAGACTTTCGACGCCCGCCCCCCGATTTTCGCTTTCGGCTGAATGCGGCTACATAGGGCGAGAGGTGGATGATGGCAGATATTCAGAAGGAGCTGGCCCTTCGGTTGGCCTGGTACATAGATCGCTACGGCGAGATACCACAGCGCGACCAGGCGATGCTTTGGGGCGTGTCGACTGGCCGCTTGCGGGATGAAAACGCAGTGCGCCTCACCAACCTCACGGATGAAATCCTCGAATACTTCCAGTCGATCAGTTAGCCGCCGAGATCGGCCACCCGTCGGGCCCCACGGCAACCGTCCTGCGCTGGCCGAATTGTTCGGCAGTCCGCTTCGAATGACACTCTGCGCAAAGGCAGCGGATGTTGCTGTCTTCGTCCGACCCGCCATGGGTTAGCGGCACGATGTGATCAGGTACGGTCGCCTCTCGGACAATCCCGACGGAGGCACAATCACGGCAGAGAGGTTCGGCGCGGAGACGGCGAAGTCGCTGGGCTACCCCGCGACGTCCACGAAGCCTCTCAGCCATCCACCCCCCCTGAAACGAACAACGCCCGAAAGCCTGTGGGCTCCGGGCGCAGTTCTGAGCTTTGAATTTCAGAACAGATACGCTGCCCGCAATCTGCCGTCAACACCAAATCGTAATTTTATCGTTTAATCACAGTTTGTTATACCGAACGCCTAGCATTGAATGCTCAATTGCAACTCGGCGATCCAATCCGAAATAGCCGGCACAGCGCATTAAGGCCATGAGCGAGGTTTCGAAGATCGGCAGGAGACCAAAACGCAGCATCCACATCGTGACAAACCAATGCATGAACCAGCTGGCTGGGCTTCCTTCCAGCTCCTCCAGGGGCATCGCTATCAGCTGTGCGCAGCATGAGTATTGCGCTGGCAGCCTGCTTTCGGACCTTCTCAACCAGCTCAGGATCCGGGTCCGGCGCACTGCCACCAAAGATCCCCTCATTGATCAGCAGTGCGGTCACGGAACGCGGCTGATCCATGGGCAGACCCATGACGGCCCGGTTGCGGGCCATGATCTCACCGTAGATTTGTCCGGCAGCAAACTGGTCAGCGCCAATGCGCCCGGCGAAAGACAGCCTGCCCAGTGCCGAGCCAAGCCGTTCGTCTTTCGCCTGTGCAGCAGCTACGCCGTAGTGACGCCGCCGTGCATCCAGCACCGTCGACATAGCTTCACGCTGGGTCTCCTCCCGCGGCCGCTTACCGCATGGGAGCCTACGGCCGGCCTTGCGCTTACGCCCCCTTGCCATGGGCGCCTCCGTAGAGCCGTTCACCGATAGCGCGGATGGCTTGTCGCTCGAGCGTAGTCAGCCGTTGGTCGCTCACTGAAACAGCAAGTATGCCGTTGCGCCAGCCATCACGCCGAAGCTGCTCCCCATCACGCTGCCGCGCACTGTCGTAAATCCGGGAGGTCATGCTCATCAGCGCACCTCCCGCAGCAGAGCCGCGTAGCCGATGACGTCTACCAAACTGTCGGTATGACAGGGATCGTAGGCCAGTCGAGCAAGTTTGAGGTCGATCATGCACAGGGCGACTTGGGCCGGCGTCACCGGTGTCCCAAGAGTGATAGACCAGCGATCGGCAATGGAGCGAAACTGCTCAGCTGGATCGCCGTAGTCGTCACGGCGCTCCTCGAGCACCTTGGCAGTGTGACCAAGAATGGACCAGGTGGTCATCGCACACCTCCCAGGGTCTCGATGGCCCAGAGCAGGATGGCGAGTGCGTCAGCCTCGTTGTCGTCCCGAGGTGCGAAGCCACGGGCACGCATCGCATCGATCACCGCAGCCTTGTCGGCATTGCCTTTGCCGGTGGCAAAGCGCTTGATGGTGCCAACCGGCACGCCCTGGTAGGCGACGAGATGCTCTTCACACCAAGCCGAGAGGACTGCCAGTAGACCGCCGTATATGTGGGCCGCATCCGTACCGGCATGGCGACGGACCTCTTCGAAGTAGATCGCCTCGATCGGCCCTGCGTCCTGATCAAGATCCTCCAGCCAGCGCCGAAAACGCAGGAAGCGCATGCCGCCACCATCGTAGCGGGAGTGCTTCAGGAGGACGGTGCCGCTGGACGTGTAATCGTCAGTGGTCCGCAGCGCCCAGCCGGTGCTGGTGCCGAGGTCGAGGCCGAGCATTGCCCCTTGTGTCCGGCGAGCAACTGTTCCGATGGGAGAGCCCGCATCCGGTCGGGCGGATGCGTCTAGGGCTGTCTGGTTCAAAGCAATCCTCCAGAAGAAGGATCGCCGCGTCAGGTGAGTTTGTAGCCTGTCGGCTGCGCTCGGAGAAGCGAAACAAAAAGCTCAGGAAGAAATTTGGATCTCAAATTCTGCTCAAGGCAAGAAAATGGCTGAATTTCATGGGATTGGTCTAATATCTCAATATCTCAATATATATATTATATACCCAAACCATCCTTCTACTCCTCCCCCCTTTATCGCGCGCGCGAGAGAAATGGAGTTTTTGAGGAAATGGAAAAAACCCCAGTTTTCTGGGGCTCCGAGCCATTGAGAAATTTTATTGAGGCTTTTTTGCCGCTGAGAATTAGGTGTCAAAGACAGAGCACTGCAGTGGTCAGAGGACTGCTTCCAGACCCTTTCGCTCAATCAAATGAAGCAGTTTTAGCGATGAGCCACTCGGGTGCTTTGCCCCAGCCTCCCACTGCCGCACCGTCGATGGGCTTATGTTCAGAAGCGAGGCGAGGACCGTCTGGCTGATGGACTGACGAGCTCGGAGCGACTTGATCTTTTCGGCATCGAAGTCAGGCACTGGCTCTAGGCACAGGGCATCGAACTTGCGCATTTGGCGTTGGTCGATGAAGCCGAGCTTTTCAAAGCCTGCAGCGGTCTCATGGAGCGCCGCAAGCAGATCGCTTTTCGTCTTAGCTTTCGTCGCCATTGCAAATCTCCTCAAGTTCTCCGGCCGCCACAGCCAGATCCAGTTCACTATCAATCCGGACAAGCAGGATTTTTGCGATCTCCTGCAGTGCCTCTAGCTCCGCATCCGATACGTTTGCCCGCTCGTTCTTTTTGAAGCCGTAGAGGAAAAACCACAGGGTTCCCCGGTTCATGGCTACAAGTGTTCGGGCACCTGCGCTCTTGCCACGTGAGCCCAAGGCTATCCGTTTTTTGTAGACAGACTGGCCCAGGTCACCGTCGTGCAACCCCTGAGCCATCTCCGCCACAGCCTTGCAAAGCGCGTCATTCGAAAAACCCGACTTTCGCGCGATTCTCGCAAAAGCCTTAGTTTTGAAAACCCGCCGCATGGCCAATCTATATCACTAAGTGGTATACTTTGGAAGCCCCAAAGCCCAGGCAGTGGGCCAGCGGGCCAGTGGGCCCAAGTCACGAAGCCAGCTCGGCAAAGCACCTTTGTCTCAGGCAATGTCAAAATAGATGCGCTTCGCCCGCCCGCGGGCACCTTTCGCGCGCGGTATCTCCATGATCCGGATCATGCCGGCTTCCTCGAGGTGGGCGACGACCTCGGTCCGTCGACGCCGGTCTACCGTTTGCGTTTGCCGCGACAGTTCGTTTCCGTCGATACCGGCACTTCCGGCATCCGCGATGACCTTGTGGACCTTCTTGACGCAGGCCTCGTACTCATTGTCAGCGACGCGCTCTTTGACTGCCTGCATCAGCGTCTGAACGCTTCGGCGCGCAATACCCATGCCCCAGTCGAGGTCGGCGGTCGTGATTGCCGGCTTTCCGGGATTATCAGTGATAGATTTGATCAGAGCGAGCTTGGCCGCATTCTCAGCCAGGCGAGCGATAATGCCCGTCAGATGCGTCCCTTGGTGCCGGCGGAGCATATCGATCTGCTCCTCGCGCATTGCCCGTGCACGAAGCTCTGCCTGGGGTGTCGCATAAGACACCGTCCAGGGCTTGGGGATCGCGGCTGCGGCATTCCCGAGCGGAAAGGGGGTGGATCCATCAGCTCCCTTCGCAACCGCCTCAACAATGGCCACCAGATCGGCTGGGGGGTCGTTGGAAGCTAGCTGATGCTGGGGATCGGGATAGTGGTTTTCACTCTCGAAGATCAGCATGCGCGCCAGGCTACCGTCGATGACGTTGTCGCTGGAGAGCGAACCCCAGAACACGCCGGGCGTCGTCACGCCAAACAGGCACAGGCATGGCTGCTCGATAACCTCGCGGGGCTTCTCCTTCGTGTTGGCATAGGCGATGCCAAGGAATGTGCTGTCGGCCAGTGAATAAAACTCGGTGAGGTTATCGATGATTTCGGTCAGGTGCCGGGGTGCGCGTTTGCGATCCGCCGCCGACGAAATCAGGAACCCGACTTCGTCCAAGGGGAAGTAGATCGATGGGTTTGCAGCGATAGCTGTGAGGAGCCCGGCGCCCGACGCGATCTTGGACGAGCCAATGTGGTCCGCAAGACCCGCGGCAATCATCAGTCGGGTCGATGCCCGCAGCGGATGATCCTTCCCGCCGCCGGAATCCGCCACGCCTATGGCATAGATGTTTGTGCGCAGGTTCGTTGGCCCTGCATATCGTCGGCCCGCGGCAGCACCAAACATAGCGATGCCAGCACCGAGCGTCAGCCATGGTTGTGGGGACGGAGCGGAGGCACAGGTGTGCTCCACGAACTGGGCCAGAGCCCCGTCGCCTAGATCCCGAAGCCATCCAGGCGTGCCGATCCTGGGCGCCGGCTCAATCGCGTCATCATCATTGTCGACCTGCAATGTGGCCGGAACCATGACCCGCCGGACCTTGGCCTTTTCGTTAGCAACGAACTGATCGAACTGCGCATCAGCCATGATCGGCGCATGGAGCGTGGCGCCTTCAGGCGGGCTGTCACGGCGCACCAGCTGGATGGCGCGAGCCACTGCTCGACGCGGGTCACGTTGCTCGAGAAAATGCCCCGAGATAGCGTTGGTCGGGTTAAGCAAGACGCCCATGATCTGGAGGTCCGTCAGGCCCTCGTTCGCCATAAGGCGGGCCGCCGCGAGCCCATCACCTGACCGGTCCAATCCGGGCGGTGTTTCAATGGCGATGCGCAGCGGGTCGAGGCTCCCAAGCCCCAGATCATTTGGTTCCAGCAGTGCCACCTCGGCCGGCAGCACCAGAGTGGTTGGGCTTGCCGCAGCCTCGGCAGTCTTGGCCTGAGGGAACCTCGCCGCGAGGTCCTCAGGAGCGTAGGTCAGCCCTTCATCTGTGGCTGCCCAGCGCGCCAAGCACGCCTTGCGCCCGCGTGCGGCCTTCCGGCTGTCAGGATAGTTCACCGATCCCGGCACCCGCATCAGCCGGTCGATGTTCTGGCAGGCATCCGCTTCGAACCAGTCGCGCACCTGAAAGTTGATAGCCTCGATGCTGTCGAGGTTGGCGCAAGGGTCCTCAAGCCGCCAGAACGCCTGCAGCCCGCCGCCTGAATCGATGATAAAGCTCGGCGGGCAACCGATACCCTGCAAGGCGGCCGTAATTTCCGCTTTGTCGAAGGCGCCGCCTGATTTGGGCGGGTCGATATCAACGTGCACGAAACGAGCCGCACGAATGTCGCGCTTCCCAGGCTTCTTGTTGAGACCGGGTGCCACAAGGTTGACGGTCCAATAGATGTTGAACCCGTTGGCATTGGCTTCGGCAGCTTCAGCCAGAGCAGTCTCGATATCTGTCCCGAAGTCCTTGCCATGCACGCCAGGGCCTGCAGGGTTTATCATGACTAGGTGGATCTGATCGAGGCTCGAGAAGAGCGGCCGAGCAAGCGTAGGATCGAATTGAAGGGTGCGCATCAGAACGGCACCTCATTTTCCCAGATCTTGCTGACCTCAGCACACACCGTGACATAGGCATGCGTCAGGAAGGCAAGCCATTCCTGCGGGGTGAGCACGGCCAGATCGCTCTTGCCAAGGTCTTCAAGGAAAGCGCCGATAGCTGGGCTGGCTGCAGCGATCGCGCGTTGTTCGTCAATATTGGCTTTCATCTGGCCCTTCCTTCGGGTGGCGATGTCGAGACAAGTCATCGAGCAGGCATGCACGGGGGGCGGCCTGTCGAATGGGGTGCGGGAGAAGTCGTGCCAGGCAAATCCGCGAGCCGCCCGGCCGCAAAAGCAAAGGCTCATGCCGCCAGCCTCCCGACATCGAAGCGATGCCCGGAGATCTCGGTGTACTTACCCTTGGTCCTGATCCGGATGTGGGTGGGCTCGTTTAGCTCCTGAAGCCTCTCGAGCGCTGCATCGACACTCCCCGGGACTGGTGCAGAGGCACGGCGGAGCCACCAACTCTCGGCTTTTGCCCGCGCGTATCCGGTATGCTCCAAGCATATCCATTCACGGTAGCTGTTGAGCCCGGTGCGATAGTCCACCCGCAAGGATGGCGGCGATCCTGGCTTTTCGTGCTTGCGGTAGGTCACCCCTTTGACCTCAAGCCAT